CAGAGTTCATTTCTTTTTCGCAGACTGCACAAACGCCTTGGCTGTCGGCGCTCCCGGCGTACCGGGCTTGCGCATCTTCTCTTTGCTACCCGCCGCAATTCGGTCTTGCTTAGCATTGATATTAGCATAGAGACCAGGTTTATTGCGCATGGATGATCGCAAAGTTGATGACCACAGCCTCTAGCAGCGCGCCGCCAGTGATGTTGCGCAGCGTGATCGTCGCCGAGCCGGCCAACATGCTGGAGACCCAGCAGTTGTAGGCGCCAGCTGTGGCGTTGGCGCTCGCGACATTAACGATGATGACGTCCTTGGCCGACAGCAGGCTGTTGGTCATGGTGAAGGTCACGTTGGTGGTGCCAGCAAGCGATGCGGCGTTCATCGTGATCTGCCCGGCGCTAGTGTTGGCCGTCACGCCGGTTGACTTGCTGGTGAGCTGCGTGACCGCAGTCTGAGCCGCCGTGCTGTACCCAATTTCTTGGGTGGCGTAGCAAGTGGTGAACTCCGGGTCCGCGTAAGCGATGCCGGTAGATTGTGAATTTGACATCTAACTTCCCATCCAACTAGTTAGGACGCCTTGCGGCGCGTAGGTTTTACGAGGAGACCTGTCTACATACTCCCGATGCGCCACCGGGAACGCGAACGTCACCGCCAGCGCGTCAGCAGCATCAGGACTGGCAAGACCTCTTGAGCGCATTTCCTTCTTGCCTTCTAAGAAGATTGTACCGCTAGAGTTAGGCTTCTTGGTTGGCCCCACCAGGTCTGCCTTGAGTTGCCGATCCTCGGGTATGGATGCGCTTCGCAGCCAGTCCTTCATCGTGCCCCACATCTCAGCCCGCTTGTTGCCCCACATCACCGAGTTCTTGGCCTTCCAGCCAAAGTTCACTCCGCGTACCTTATATCGTTGTTCGTTCAGTCTGTCAAGTATACCGTACCCTAGCCCGCCCTCGTCAATCACCGTCAGCACCGGCTTGAACTCCTCGATGGCGTCGATCACCCGACCGACGATGGTCATGGTGTCCTCGCCTTTGAAGCGTTTGATACTGATGATGTCCCGACCCTGGCGCACCAGTATCACTGTGGAGTCCATCCCCCCTCGAGCGGGGTCGATGCCCATGACGATGGGTGCGGTCATGTCCTTGTACCTGACCCGCTTCATGGCAGCGTCGACCACGCCAGGCATGATGAACTGGTCGTCCCCGCTCTTGGGGAACTCACCGTAGACCTCGACGCGAGCTTCGTCGCTGTCCTCACCGTACTCGGCAATGATCTGGTTGTAAATCGACTTGTCGGTGCCCTCGACGTTGCGAGCGTCGATCTTGCGCGAATTCCAAAAGTCCCGTTTGCTGCCGTCGACCGCTTCGTAGAAGTACCCGGTGTTGCGCCGACCGTTGCTGAACGCAAACCAGAACCGATCCAAGATGTTCTCGGTGAAGAACCCCGCCGCCACGGACCAGATACTGTCTGGGATACCCGATGCCTCATCGAAGATCACCATCATGCCGTCCATGTTGTGGACACCGGCGTAGGCGTCTGGGTTCTCCTCGCTCCAGAGCTTCCCCTCGGCTCCCCAGTACCGGGTGCCCTTCTGTAGGTCACGTTCGACCAGGTCCGTCAGCCATGTGGCCGGCACCATCTTCGTGGCCGATGGCTCCCACCAGTGCGAGTTGATCGACATAGTGGCCCACTTGGTCAGTTCACCCCATGTGACCGTTCTCAACTGGGTCTCGCTGTTCGCGCTGACCACCACGCTCGACCCGATCCGAGTCGACAGCATCCACATCACCAACCACGACACCAGCGCACTCTTACCCACGCCCCGTCCCGACGAGATCGCCCCGCGCATCGCCTCAATCAGCTCCGACGCATCGAGACGGCCCTGGTTCAGCTTCAGGAAGTCCCGTATCTCGCGCAGCACCTCGCGCTGCCACTTGCGTGGCCCTTTGAACTTCTCCAGCGGGGTGTTCACCTGGCCCCACGGGAACGCAAACATGACGAAGTTCTCAGGGTCGTTCGCAATCTGCGGCGACCACAACTGAGTCATCAGTTGCTGCTCTTCTTCCGACGAGTACTTAGGCTTCTGCATCAACCGTTGTCCATCTCGAGCACATCAATCACCTCGTTCTCGATCACCCTGGTCTTTGCCGCAGCTAGTGCGGATGTGATCGAGATCGTCCCGCCAAAGTCGATCTGCTTGGACTCACCGTAGGCCTTGCGATTGTCCGATGCCATCAGCCACTTGTAGGTGTTGACGATCAGCGTGGACCGCTGGACATCCTCGGTCGTGTTCTCTGCGATGGCGTGCTCGATGATCTTCCCGGCCCACGCCTCAGTCCTGATCTCCTTGGCTTCTTTGTACAAGACCTGGCGCTGGGGGTCTTTCTTGATCCAGCGAAGGAACGCCCCTGAGTCGATTTCCCTGAAGTCGTCACCAATCGCAGCCTGGAGGGTCGAGCCGCCGTACATCTTTTCCAAGATTCGGGGGAACACCGATTCGTACTGCATCAGTACGAGTTCGCGCATCGGCTTGCTACGAGCCGGGGGCGTGGGGTCAGGCGCAGAGAGCCAAGTGGGTAGTTCGAGGTTGCACTCAGGTGTGACAACTGCGCCTACGGATTGAGATCGATCTGTGTCCATAGTGCTGTGCATCTTACAGGATTGCTGGCATTTTGGCAAGAACCATGGAATTCATGTTTTTGTGTGCCGCTGCAAAAAAATAAAAATGTTCGTGATGCCTTCGCCAGCGTGACCGGCCGGCGGCGGGCCCTCCCTCCCCTCTGGCTCGGCTCGGCGCTGGCCAGCCTGGCCAGGGTGCAGTGATCCCCTGGGTGCAGTGATCCCCTGGGTGCAGTGATCCCCTGGGTGCAGCACACCCAGTGGCACTGTGCCCACTGGGTGCACCTGATCCTGTCACACTGTCACACCCTGCCAGCCGGGGTGCAGGGTGCAGGGGTGTGACAGATGGACAGAATCCAGAGAATCCGGGTTTTGCTTGGGCTTTTTGATGCTCTGGACTCGCTCGAAGTGCTGGGTGCGACAAGTGGTCTCCGCAAGCGCGAGACTTCCAGAATGATGATTTTTGAAACAGCACTAGGATTCTGGTTTTCCTGAAATCGTACCCCCCTCAGCTAAGGACGTTTGTCACACCCTCATCGCACAGCACTCGGGCAAAACTTGAAACAGTGCAATCCTGTCCATCTGTCACACCCTGAACCCAGTGGGCAGGCTGTCGCAGACGCGACAGACAGGGTGCACCCAGTGGATCACAATGCAATCACTCGAGCACACAGCGAGAGCCCTTGTAACCCGTAACCCAGAGGATCACCATGAACAAAGTCAACACTCGTGAAGCAAAGCAAGCACAGCAAGCGATCGCCCACGGTCTGCCAGACCTGGCAGCCAGGATCCTGTCAGCCTGCCATCGCTCGAGCATGCGCAAGACAGACCAGGCTGAATTGCTCGCACTCGCTGTGCAGTTGGGTGTGAGCAAGCATCCCGAATTCATCATCTGCTGATCGTCACCCTGGCACCTGGCACAGCCTGCCAGGTGCACCTGTAACCCGTAACCAAGTGAGCACTCGAATGCAAAGCGAACCCAGCACCCTATCAATCCTGATCCTTGCAGCCTGCACCCTTGCAGGCTGCTGGGCTGCCCTTGTCCTGTTGTTCACCCTGTAACCCGTAAAGGATCCATCATGGCCAAAAAACCCACTTTCCTGTTGGCACTGCGCAATTCTGACCCAGTGCCCACACCCTACACCCCTCTGATGTTCACTCGAGGGACGCAAACCCATCGCCTGGCACTGGTGAAGCGCTATGGCAGTTGGCAGGTCTGTCACCCTGGCACTGGTGCCCTTGTGCTGCGCATCACAGCAACCTACAAGGGCATGCCAGTGTCATCGGCTGGGTTGACCCTGGCACAGGCTCGAGCCTATGCCCTCCTCGGACTCGACAGCCTGGTCGACAGAATCGGACTGCCGAAGTTCGAGTCCGTGCTGTCGAACCCTAAGCCGTTCTAAGGATCACACCATGCGCTCACTGCACACCATCGCTCGAGACATCCGTGACGACTGGGTTAACCCATATTTCGGTGCTATCCCGTATCTGTCTGCCATGCTGTCACTCGACACCATCGGGGATAAATTCGGGCATGACGATGCTCGAAGCATAGTGCTCTACTTCCTGTCGAACGCTGGCAGGTGGAAGGGTCCAGTCGCTCAGGCTGTGAAGCTCGAGCTTCGCACAATGCTCAAGTGATCACCCTGTAACCCTGTAACCGTAACCGTAAGGATTCACCATGAAATTCCACTTCGTCGCAAAATCAGCGAACAGCAAGACGGGACCGATACCCGTAACCTACAGTGAACGGTCGACCTGTCCACCCTCGTGCCCGCACTATCGGTCGGATTGTTATGCGGAGGACTACCACACGAGGATGTCATGGGACAAGGTGCCGATGAGGGGTGGCACTATCGATGCTCTGGCTGCATCCATTGCAGCCCTGCCCCCTGGCACGCTCTGGCGTCACAACGTGGCAGGTGACCTGCCAGGTGATGGGGAGATTGTCGACCCTGTCCAGCTGGGTGCAATAGTATGGGCGAACCGTGGCAGGAACGGGTTCACCTACACCCATAAGAAATCGAGCGAAGCACTGGCATGGGCACAGCACGCTACCGACTGGGGGTTCACAGTGAACCTGTCGGCTGATGATGCGGGAGAGGCTGACACCCTGGCAGCCACTGGACAGCCTACAGTGTGCATTGTCCCGATGGATACACCCTCGAAGACCACCACACCTGAGGGGCGCACTATCGTCGTCTGTCCTGCACAAACTCGTGATGATGTCACTTGCCAGACCTGTGGACTGTGTGCCAGGTCGGACCGTACCGTGATCATCGGGTTTCGCGCTCATGGCAGCAAAGCGAAGCTTGCAGACGCTCGCTCACGTCGCGTGATCCCGATTGCCCGTGCCAGCGCTGTCGTCTAACCCTGCACCCTCGCACCTGGCAGGTGCCAGGTGTTCACCCTCTAAGGATTGAAAATGACCACACCCATCGTTTCCCTGGTTTTCCTCACACCGAACAATGCTTGGGTTTTCCTGTTTGGTGAAATTCTGCTGCGCCTGCCAGAGCATCCTATGTTCTTTTCCCGCAAGTCTGATGCACTGGCTGCAGCCAGTGCAGCCGGATTGACCCTGTAACCCTGGAGAATTGAAAATGATCACTGCTAACCTGCTGAACCTGGACCCTGTGGAAGCCGAACGGCTGGCATATGCCGATGGGTTGCCAGTGGCTGCACTGTTGACCCAAATTGTCGAACGGGATGAAAAACTCGATTTAGCCTGGCAACTGTGCCAGGCGTATGAGACCTATGGCACCGACTGCGACGAGTTCACCGATGCATTGCACGCTCTGAAGGGAGCATTCGACAATGAATGAACCCTCGTTCATCGACACCCTTAGGGGTCTTGCTGCCAGGCATGGTCTGGACAAAGTCCAGACTGCAGCACTAATGGGGGTGTCAGTGTTCACCCTTCGACACTGGCGGGCAGGCACCAGGACCCCTGCATCATCCGCTGTGCAGCTGTTGGAAGTGCTGTGCCTGGTCGAAATCCTGGCACCAGACCTGCTAGCAGCACTGGTGCCCGAATGATCACAGCTATCCTCGTCGGACTGCTGGCACTGCTGCTGGCAGCACTGTTGGACCTGTAACCCCTAATCGTCGTTCCTGTCGACGCTGTCGACCCTGCCGACCCCTAGTGCTCCGTGCACTAGGGGTTTTTGCTTTGTGCTCAGTTTGTAGATTTCGTCAAGTTGACGCTGTTTGGCTGCAATGACCTGTGCTCGGTGCCCGCTGAACTGATGCCTGAGCTGCGGGTTTATTGCCCACTTCGCAAAGTGCTGGTTTTCTCGCGTGCCATCATCCATCCTGGCCACCCATCCTGCCGATTCAAGGCCTTGCATGGCACCTAGAACCCACTGATCAGCAGTCCAGGCGGGTACACCCTCAAGTTGACGTCGGGCACCACGCTTGACGTCTGAGAGCGTAATGTCTGACTGGTCGCAATAATGCAAAATGTAGTCCGTCACCCACCCCTCGAAGGGTGATGTCCCTCCCACTTCGCCGAATGCATAGCGGAATGCTGGGATCAGATACCCTCGGATGAACCCGATTACCCTGTTGACCACACTCGCCGACACTGTCGGGTTGAACGGGTCTTCGATAACGTGGAACAGCAGTGCCAGCCTGCCAGCCGTTCCCTCGAGCTTGCCGAACGCTGTCATAAACGTGTTCCCAGCCTGTAGCAGTCGCTCGTCTGCTTTGCTCGACTCGTACCATGCTTGGAACCCCCTATAGGCATCAAACGCATCGGGTGCCAGCCTGTAGGTCTGCACTGGCAGCGCAAAGATCAGCCGCAGGGTCTGTTCCCACGCTGATGCACTCGTCAGGCACTCGGGAACAGGGTTGCCCAGCCTGGTACGGTCTGCCCTTAGAATCGCAGGGATAAATCGCTGGATTAGCCCATCGGCTGACAGTGAGGCAATGCTCTGCCTGAACACTTGCGGCTGGATGTTCCCGTATACGCTCACTGCCAGGTTATCGGCATGGATTGACCCAGCCCCGACACGGTCCATCTCATACCGTTCCGACTCGTAACTGACCACCCACGCTGACCTATCCTCGCCGCTGGTCTTGTCGGTGAGTTTCTTCACCCAGCTGTTCATCTCGTCTAAGTGGCACAACAGGCCACGCGGTCGGTCGGCAGCCTGGCGTACCAGTTTCTGGGACGTGATGTCGGAAACCGTGATCTTCATGGGCACGGGCTGGGGTGGCAGGTCGGGCACGCTGGGTGCCTGGTCTGCGCCAAGCATCGCATCGGTGCTGGCTGAAAACTCGAGGAAGGACTTCTTGGCGCTGGCGTAGGCTGCTTCCTTGCCTTCCCAGTCCAGTAGAGCGCGCTGATACCTGGGACGATCGTCTGCTTCGATATTTTTGAGTGGGGACAGCATCGGTCGACTGCCGGGTGACTTCTTATCCGCTGGATCACCCAGCGTCATCAGCCAGAGCACTGGCGGCACTTTGAACCCTGGCATCAACTCGAGTCGGATCTGAGCATCGACCACGCCGCAAACTGCACTCAGACCAGCGAACAGGGGCACCAGGGGGTCACACCCTACGCTGTCGCTGATCTCGTTAGCACGGGTTTGCAGGATGCCAGGGAACAGGGTCAGATCGATGTCGGGTGGCGCTGGCCGCAGGCCTGCCAGGATGGTCTTGGGGGCTGTCGGCACTTCCACTTTGCCAAACAATGATGCGGCATCGGGCATCGGTCGGGTCCATCCGGCTCGGCGGGCAATGTGAAACAGTGTCCCCAATGTGACAGCAGTTGCCTTGTCGACCTTGAAGCTCGCCCACTGGGTAGCGATCTCGCGGTCGCCCGGGTACTTCGCCTCGCTCTGGACCGACCACTGTTGCCACAGGTGGAACCCCTGGTCGAGTTGCTCGGTCTGGGTGCCTGCCCAGTGCAGCGCCATGCCGATGCTGATCCACTCGTCTCGGGGACAGTTTGGCGTAATGCACTCGATGGCGTTGTTGATCTCGTCCCAGGATGCGTCCACACCCTCGCTGGTGCGGATCTGTCGAACCTTGTCACGCTCGAGCATGTCCTGCCACAGATCAAGCAGTGGCTGGGGGATCGTCGGCAAGCGCATCCAGTTGCCGTTCCCTGCCCATCGGTACGGTTGCCGGGTGTCTGGGTGGATGCTGGGTGGCAGCACATCCTGCACAGTCAACCCGTTCGCCGTCGCGCATCGGAGTTCGTAAGTGGTCTCGCCGCCGACGATGATCTTCTTCGACGCCAGCGCCAGGCCGGCAGGCATCGCGTAGAGCAGCTTCCCGTGCCCAAGCCTGCCACTGTCGATGACCACTGCATCGGACGCGGCGTACAGTTCCCCGATGTTGATCCCTTGCAGGCCGAGCACCATCGCCGTGACATCCCAGTTGTCGATGTCCAGGGCCATCGTGCCACTGTAGGCGTGCGCCAGGCCGATGCCGTAGCCCGGTGGCAGATCGCTCTGGGAGGTGAGTGCGTTGGGCTTGAGGTTCCAGCCTGCGGTGCGCGGTCCCTTGGTCCCTGATGGGATGGGCACCAGGCTCCAACCATGCCTGATGTACGCATCGACCGATGCCGGGTGCTGCTGCACCTGGTTGGGGACTGGGATCGCTTGTGCTGTCATGGAGACCTTGAGAATGTTTGCGTGAACCTGTTGCACATCGTACAGCAACCGTGATACGATGACAACCATCAAGCGAGGAATTCGATGCCACCCACCCCACAATTCGATACGCACATGACCGTCAGGGTCGCTGCGCGTGTCCGTTCCGCGTTCCACCGCAAGGCAGAAAGGTACGGGAGACCGTCCGATGTCTTGCGGGAACTCATCGAGGCGTTTCTTGATGATCGACTTGTAATCCAACCCAACCCACGTAAGGAATCACTGTATGTCCCTCGAACTCAAGATTGAAGCTCTCACCGCCGCCGTCATTGCTCTTACCGCGAGGATGGGTAGCGTACCAGCACCAGCAGCGGAGGCTGCGCCGTTCTGGCCAACGGTTGCGCAGGCAGTTGCGCAAGCGCCTGCACCCGTAGCGGCGCCAGCCATGCCGGCCCCTCCTACCTTTGCAGCTATCCCCGCTGCGGTCGCACCGGCCCCGGTGGTAGTTGCGCCAGTCGCTCCTGCTGTGGCATCCCCTTCTAGCGCCCCGTTCAGCGATGGCAAGGGCGTGATTGACTACGTCATGGCATCGTACAAGGCACTGGGTCCGCAGAAGGGTGCGCAGATCCAGGGTGTGCTGGTTGGTTTGGGGTACGCCAACATCAACGAGGTCAAGCCCGAGATGTACGGTGCCCTGTACGCTGGTGTGGAAGCACTCAAAGGTTGATTATGAGCACCCACGCGAACCTAAGCCCGTCTAAGCGGCATCGCTGGGGCTTGTGCCCTGGATCTATCCGGGAAGAAGCAAAGTACCCAGAAGATCGGTCTGGCCCAGCCGCTATCGATGGCACCCACACTCATACCCTGCTCGAGTTCTGCTTGAGCGGTCCATGGGAGCCTGAAGAACTGGTCGGTCAGACCATGCAGGATGACGATGGCACGTTCCTTATCGACGATGATCGTGCCCAGCGGGTCAAGATTGCCACTGATTACGTCAAGCAACGGGTTGCTGAACAACCAGGCTGCAAGGTCATCGCCGAGCATCGGGTTGACCCACAACGATTGATTGCTCGGGATGACATGAGCGGCACCGTGGACATCCAGATCCACGGCACCGATGTGCTTGAGATCGTGGACTACAAGGATGGCATGGGCGCAGTGCAGGCCGAGGGCAACGCGCAGCTTGAACTCTACGCTGTTGGTGCCCTGGCTGATGTGGGCGAACCGTATCCGTGGAAACGGGTACGCATGACTATCATCCAGCCCAAGATGGCGCTGCGTGGACTGCCGGCGATCACATCGCACGAGGTTGACATCAGCGAGATCCTGGCTATAGTCGACCGCCTGGTCATCGAAGGCGCTGCTGTCGATGCACCGGACGCACCGCTGGTTCCGGGTGAGAGTCAATGTAAATTTTGCAAGGCGAAGGGCTCATGCGCCGCCCTTGCAAGTAACGTAATGAAGGAAATTGGAATCATGTTCCAGCCCACAGTACTCGATGTGGCGCAGCAAAGCGCCGACAAAGATCCGTCCATTATGGACGATGGCCAGATCTTGTCAATCATGGAGGCGGCACCACTCATGCGCCAACTGCTCGAGGGTGTTGAGAAGGAAGCACTGCGCCGTTTGCAGTCTGGCCAGGCGATCACTGGCTTGAAGTTGGTGAACGGTCGAGGTTCTCGCGCCTGGGCGTTGCAGGACGATGAGATCGCCGAGAAGCTCATCAAGATGGGCATCCCCAAGGGCGCTGTCTACGAGACCAAACTCGTAAGCCCAGCCAAGGCTGAGAAGCTGACCTGGGAGAAGCGAGACGGCACCAAAGTACAACTGACCGAGCGCCAACTCAAGCGCATGGAGCAGGAGTACGTCGTCAAGATGGCCGGCAAGCTTGCCGTTGCAACTGAATCTGACAGCCGACCCGCTGTCGTAATGAACGCTGCGCCGTTGTTTAGCGCAGTCGAGGCAGCACCCGCTGCCGACGCCCTGCCCTCGTGGCTTTTGTAATCAAACTGGAGTAATCAAATGTCTGATGTTATTTTTCTCTCGGGTGTGCGCCTGTCGTTCCCCCACCTGGCCGAGCCGCAGCGCCAGATCAACGAGTTGACCGGCAAGGAACGGATCTCGTACAACTGCGAGTTCATCATGGCGCAGGATCACGCCGGGTTTGGGCAGTTCATGGCCAAGTACGGTGCGATGTCGTTGGAGAAGTGGAAGGAGCACGCCAACACCGTCATGCAGATGATCCAGGGTGACCGCAAGACCCGCTGCTACGGTCGCGGCGAGGAGAAGGTCAACAAGAAGACTTTCCAGCCCTACGATGGCTACGCTGGCAATGTGTTCATCACCGCTGGCCGGGACTCGCAGCCCCAGGTGATCCAGGCCGATGGCCAGGCAATCGATCCGACCAACTCGATGGCTTACCAGCAACTGGCTCGCAAGATGTACGGTGGTTGCCGGGTCAACGCCGCCGTCAAGCCCTGGCTGCAAGACAACAAGCATGGTCGTGGCATCCGCTGCGACTTGATTGCTGTCCAGTTCGCTGCTGATGACAAGCCATTCGGTGAGGGTGCTGTCGATGCGTCCAACCTGTTTGGCGCTGTGGCCGGTGCGCCTGCTGGCATGTTTTCCCCGACAGCCGCCATGCCTGCTGCTCCGTTTGCCGGCCTGCCGTCGTTCCTGACCGGGCAGTAAACCTTGGACTACGTCTTCGACATCGAGACCTATCCCAACGTGTTTACGTTGGCGGTGGAACATGCGGAGGCGCCGTTGCGCTGGTCCTATGAGATCAGCGACCAGCGCAACGACAGTCGCGAGATCGTTGAGTTCCTTGCGTACTTGAAGAGCACCAACAGTCGCATGATCGGATTCAACAACATCGGGTTCGACTACCCGGTGCTGCACATGCTGCTTCGCATGGGCACATCTAATGCGCAGACTTTGTACGCAAAGGCGATGGCCATCATTGGTGCGGACGATGAGTCCCGGTGGACTCACTACGTCAAGCCCAGCGAGTGGTTCGTGCAGCAGATTGACCTGTTCAAGATCCACCACTTCGACAACAAGGCCAGGTCCACCAGTCTGAAGATGCTCGAGTTCAACATGCGCTCGAGCAGCGTCGAGGAGTTGCCGTTCAAGGTCGGCACCATGCTGACGCCCGAGCAGATCAAGGTGCTTAAGCGGTACAACGCCTATGACGTTGACCAGACCAAGGCGTTTCTGCGCAAGTCGACGGACATGATCAGTTTCCGCGAGGAGTTGACTGCCAAGTACCAGCGCGACTTCATGAACCACAACGACACGAAGATCGGCAAGGACTTCTTTGTGATGAAGCTCGAGGAGGCC